AACCATTTTGCAAAATTCGTCAAGGTCAATCCATTCATCAGCAGACATCATGTCCATGTCTGGAATGAAACCATATCGTGTGCCATTCAGATCAACGAATTTCAAATGCAATTGCGTTTCATTTTGAATCAACTGATCAAATGCAGTTACAATACGTTGGATGGATTCAGGATTTAATTTGCGCACCTGTTGCTCACTGCAATCAAGAGCGGCAGCGCATTTATCCACTGAATTCTTGGATGTATTCCATCGGATGTATTGTCCAAGTGTAATTGCAGTGAAATCAATGGGTATTGATAAATTGCCATCGGTTTTGGTTTGTACACGTTTACGTTTAAAATACTTTATCATACTTCTTTTGGGATTACGATTTGGAATGGATTGCCTTCAGCACCAGTGATTTCTTGACGTTCGATGTATCCACGTTTCTTCCCTTTAGTTTTCAAAAAGAAAATAGTTGATGACACTTCGCCATTTTTTATTTGTTGATGCAATTGTGATTCAGCAAAATCAATAGCAATGTCATCTATTGAATGAACCGCAGCTTTGTATTCTAGATCATCATTGAGCCAATTATAATGCGTCTGCCTTGATATGCCTACTGCTTTACATGCCGAAGTCACTATGCCCAATGAACGTTCCAATGCATTGAGCATTTGTATTTTTTCATTGTCCAAATTGTCAATTTTTTTTGTTTTCATTTATTGTCTAAATTCAAAATTAAAAGTTCGTACACCAGCTTCTCTAAATCCACCTTTTCTTATCATGTTGCCACCTGTTTTCATTTTGCCCATTAATCTTTTTTCACCTAAAAATTTCCATTCTTTGGATTTAATCATTGCTTTATAAACTGGAACAGAAGAAAATTTTGCCATAATTCTGCAATCAATTTTTTTCCGTAATATTTCACTGGTGACATTGATTAATTTTATGCCTATTCCAAGTCCGTTATAATCTGGATGAATGACTGTCCTATTGGAATGGAAAATAATTTTGGTTCCTTTTTTGTGCGGTGTGTAATTGGCAAAACATTGGAAACCAATTTGATTTCCATCATAGAACAATCCATATAAGTAGATTTTACCTGCTGGTAATTGTTCGCTCAAATAATGATACTTGCTAAAATACTTCCATGATGATTTATCGACTTCTCTGATTTCAAATTTGATTTGTTCTCGTTCGTTAAAAAAAAAAGCACTACTTTTTGGTAGTTCAAATTTTTGCTGGTTGCAATCAATCAACCAATCTGGATTAAGCCATTCGAGTATATCATAATGACAACTCAAAAGAACTATTTTTTTGTTATTTCTTTTTGCAAATTTTGCAATACATAGGCTCATTGCTTTTGCTACTGCCCTATCAACCACTGACGTCCATTCATCTATAAATACCACGTCCTTGTGTTGACACATCAATAATACTGCTTCGGCTCTTGCTCTTTGTCCGTTTGATAAAGTTTTGACTGGCCTTATCCAGCATGGTACACTATTGAGACCAATTCCGTTCAACAAATTGGCGCATTCTTCGTAAGATAAATCAACGGGCAATTGATTGATGATTGGTTGTTCGTCATCTAAAACGGATTCAAAAATATTGTTTCCAAATAAATGTTTCACCAATGTGGTTTTGCCGCTACCAGATGCGCCATACACTAATCCAATATTCCAATCATTGGGTATTTTTACATTATCAATTTTAAGATGATGTATTGATTTCTTTTTGACATCAATGTCCAAACTATTCGCTGCAACTTGACAACGAAAATTGTTGAACACATCGCTTTGTAATTTGATATCTATTGTGTTTGGAAACATTATTGTACTATTTTGCATATTAATCCTTCTTCAATTAGTTTATCATACCATTTTTGAACTTCATCTTCTGTTTGAAATTCAATATTCAAAAACCAACAATTTTTATCCGATATAGGTTCTTCGTCATCATCAAATGAAGGCGCAAATTTGGGCACGTCCAAACCCCATTCTATAAGCAAATCAGTATCCCATTCGTTGGCGATCATATCCCAATCCCATTCGCCAAATCCCACGTTATCTTTTACGATGAACTCGCGCTGCTGGTCATCAGTCAATGCGCTGGCCTTGATGATTGGAACTTCTTTTAATCCAACTTCCTTGCATGCCTTCAATCGCATGTTGCCACCTAAGACAACCATATCATCATTGACAACGATTGGACGCAATTCAAGCATCTTTGGAAAATCCTTGATGGATTGCACCAACTTCTTGAATTTGTCATCCTTGATCAATCTTGGATTGTTTGGATTGCTTTTTATCTCAGATAATTTAACGTGCTCAATTTTCATGTTTGTTAATTTGATTTTTGTTTATTTTGCCACTGCCTAAAAGTTTTGCTACCTTGTTTTTTAACAAAATGTGCAATGTTGTTTCTGTATAAACCTATTTTGTGATTTACATTAATGGCTGCTTGTTTATCATCATAAGCTATGTCAATATATCCTTGTGCTATCATTTCTTCATAATTGGTAAATACGTCTGAATGCCTATCGTTATCAATATCGATAAGATAATCTTGTTTGCCACCAAAAGAATATATTACTATGAAATTATTGGGAATGTTTTGCAATGATTTGAATAATTGAACTTCCTTTGTATAAGTATAGAAAGTCACGTTTGGATTTATTTTTGCTATGTCAATCCAAAGTTGAGCATACCATTCAGCAAAAAAATCACCAGCATCATGGATCCTTACAAACTTATTGTTGTATTTTTTATTTGAAAGTTCATCATTCATCATTGAAACAAACTTTTCTGCATTGTTCAATATTAATTCTAACTTTTCAATGTGTGCTTTCTTCACATTACTAAAATTATATGTTCCACTTTTAGCGTAACAAAAAGCACCACACACACCTGCATTTGGGCAAGTGTTAAATCTTGTTCCATCTGTAAGTGTTACCATGTGTGCAGGAATAGTCCAACCGAATATTCCAGTTTTTTTAAGGTCGCTATTTTGTGTCAGAAGTTTCATATTTTCCTTATTTTACTGCTATTTCATCGATGAGCAAATCGCATTTTTCATTACAAATCTGGCCAAATCTTGGCAGCAGTTGCATCTTTTATCTTCACCATTGAATAAAGCATGCCAGTGTTGGTTAGTGCAAACACCTTACCCAATGCTTCGATGTGTTTTTTTACGGCCGCTACCGATTCTAATTGTTCTGAATGTTGCAGTATCTCGCCATTGCCTGCAATCAGTTGTACACGATAGCCTTTGACCTTACGGGCTGATCCTTCTTTGCGGAATGGTCTGTTGACTGAATCAACAATTTTGATGTGTGTTTTCATTTTATGTGGTTTTAATTGTTTCAAATCTGAATGTCTTGTGTTGCATTGCGCAAATCAATGATGATGCGTTGTAGGCAATCGCTGCAACTTGTTGGATCAATGTTTTTGCCAGCAACCTTTGATGCGTACATGAATAATGGTTTGGCCTCCAAATAGGTTAATGATGACTTATGCTGGTATTGCTGCAATAATTCTTTGATGCGCACTAATTCTTCGTGGCTAATGCCATATGAAAACCATTTATCTGCTGGACAGGATGCCCAACTGAATTTTGTTTTCCACTCCATCTTGCAGCCGCACAACTTCACCTTCTTGCGATAGTACCGCACTTCATTCTGTTCATGTACCACATCATAATCTTCTTTTGGTCGATTAAAATTGGCAAGAATTAAAGTGCCACAACTGCCTGTGGATTCCACAAAGAATTTGCATTTACGGCAAATTGCCATGCGTTCGTTCTTTACATCACTTGGTACACTCATTTATTACTCAATTGTTTGTTCAATTTCTTTATTGCCCGGCTCACACGCAATCTTGCAGCCAAATTACTGATGCCTGTCACGTTTTCGATTTCTTCGTATCCAATGCCCATTGCACGTGCGCGAATCAACTGCTGATCTAATTGGTTTAATCGCCTTGTCATCATATCAACGTATTCGTAATCGATCAATCGTGCCATGTCAACTTCATCGTCTGCTTCATGCACCGGCAGTAAGTCCATTGATTGCAATCGTTCTGCCTTGCCTTTGCTTTGTTTCAACAATACATACACCACATAGGTAGATAATTCACCACGATCCACCATTGGCTGAAATTTATCACGCTTTTCCAGTATAACCAAAAGCAATTCATGCAGCAAACTATCTGCGCGATCGTTGTTTTTTGTCGCATTTTGTATTGTCTTGCGCCAACTATTGTAATTTTTTTCTATTTCATTTTCAATAAGTTGCAAATTATTTTCAATTATTTTGTATAAATATTTGTACATCCAAATATTTCGACATATCATTGCACCATCAAACAAAACAAACATACATT